TCAACCAACTAACCCTGAAGTTGGAGACTTGATCGCAGAATCAAAGAAATATAGGGCGAGAAGTCAAAAAGCAGAGGCTGAACTTGCACAAATGCAAAAACAAGCAGAAGCTCAACGCACTAAAGAGTTAGAGGCCAAAAAAGAATGGCAAACTCTTGCGGAAGAGCGCGCTGCTAGGCTTTCAGAGCTAGAACCCATTGTGGAACGAGCCATGAAAGACGAAGCGCAAATGCGAGAACAGATACTGAATGACTTTAGTATAGAAGATCGTGAAACGTTTGGAGACTTGCCAATGGCAAAGCTTCGTGCGTTACATGGTAAAATTGTTCAACAGCCGAAAGTAGCTATCGCTAATAACCCGGCAGTTCCTGCAAATGAAGTCCAAGGTGATTGGACGCAGATGAGTGACGCAGATCGAAAGAAGAACTGGCCTAGTATTATCGAGAGATACCGTCGTGCTAAAACTTAGGAGCTATAATGGCTAATTATTATGGATTTACTGGTGATGTAACCCAAAAATCAGATATTGATGTTTTCGTACCTGAATTGTGGGGAGCAGGAGTATATCGTTATTTCGAGAAGAATTTAGTTTTCAAACCATTTTTTGATGACTACAGTTCTCTTGTACAAGGACGAGGCGATGTATTACACATCCCAACAATGCAAGAAGTTGCAACAGATGACAAAGCGGCAAACACTGCTGTTAGTTATACTGCAAACGTAGAAACAGACATTGATCTTGCGATTGACCAACATAAATATTCTGCAAAGTTATTTGAAGATATTGCAATGGTCCAATCAAACGAGCAACTTTTTGATAAGTATGCTCAGTCAATGGGTTATGCACTTGCAAAAGCGGTCGATACTAAGATTGAAGCATTGCTTCAGACACTTGGTACAACTCAGGACTTGGCAGCTAACAATAGCATGTCAAACGCTGATGTTGAAACAGCAATTGGAACATTGTTATCTAACGATATTCCAAAAGAAGAGTGTGCATTCTTTGTGAATCCACTTATCTATGCTGACCTCTTGAACTCTAGAGCCTTTGTTGCTGCTGGTGTATCAGGATCAAACACCTCTTCAGGTATTGGTTTCGGTGCTGATAATGCAGCAATGAGAACTGGTGAAGTTGGTTTACTATTTGGTATACCGGTTTTTACTAGCTCATTGATACCAACAACATCTAGTGATGGTATTGAAGTAGGATATCTTGTACACAAATCTGCAATCGCAGTTGCTGTGCAGCAAGACATTCGTATTCAATCTGATTATGATGTTTCTTACCTGGGTACTAAAGTTGTGGCTGACATCATTTATGGTGCAGTGATTACGACTGGTAACCATGTTAAGGGTATCGAGTTCTTGAACTCATAAACCACATGCAATCAAGCTGGGCGGTGCTTTGTCATCGCCCAGTGCAATATATGAAAGATACTTATGATTATACTTAATAAAGAAAACCACACCAAACATGTTAGCTCGCGCGAAGAAGCGCAGAAGCTTGTTGATGAGGGTTATCAAGTACTAAAAAACAAACTTGGCGGACCAAAGATTGAAAAGTCTGAGCCAAAGAAAAAGTTGAAGAAGATATTTAAGAAGTAATACTCTTATTTATGTCTCGTTCACGGTCTGCTAATACCTTAGAGATGGAGAAAAAATGGCAACAAGTAATTTACATCGTTATACCGCGCAAGAAGCGCTAAACATCATCACCGCAGGCGGTGGCTATGATTATGTCACCAACGCCACAGTAAACGCCCATACTTACGTAGCAATCACTGCGTCAAACCATTTATGGGAATTGGTCTGCTGTTACGGTAGCTGATGGAGATTTTGCAATCGTGCATAGGAGATCAAGCTAATGGCTAACCTACATAAACGCTCGGTTCAAGAAGCGCTAAACTCTACAGTAGGTGGTGGATGGTCCGTTAAATCAGCCGCTGCCAGTGGAAGTAGTGCAAATGTTAATAATACGATACATGTAGCACTTGCATCAACCACTGCAACACTCGCTGTACATAGCTCTGTTGCTTTGCATTTTAATTTTAGCGCAGATAGTGGCCAGGATGTAAATGCATCCAATGACATGATTGTGCCAAAAGAAACAATGATGTTCTTCACTGTGCCAAGAGGACTAGGTAATACAGTGTATTTTAATCATAATAGTACAACAACTAGCACTGGTTCAGTGCGGATCGTGGAGATATAATGATTGGTGGAATGGGGAGTGCCGTAACTCCTGACTTAAGCAAAGGCGGTGAGATAGATGGCAATCTAGTAATAACTGGCGATTTTAAAGTTGAGGGTGCTGGTAGTTTTGCTTATGATGAGATAGTAGAAGGTACGTTACAAGTTACTGGTTCTGATGCATATATTGATATTTTAGATACTGATAGCTCTTTAAAAATAACAATGAGAGGTGGAAACTCAGTCGGTGCTATTGGGACATATTCAAATCACCCACTTAGCATTAGGACAAACACTACAGAAAGAATCAGAATTACTTCAGCAGGACTGGTCGGTATAGGCACAGCCTCGCCTAGTGCAAAGCTCGAAATCAATGGTGGTGCAGACGCTATAGCGAAAATAACTGGCACAACAACTGCATCAAGATTTGATTATGCAACAAATTCACATCATAGATTTTGGCAATTACTTGAATCAGATGGAAGATTTA